ACGAAATTATGGCGCGTCTTACGCACCCCCATTTTTTCGGAGCAGACCTCTCAAATCAAGATGCCTCGATGTTTCAAGAGGCCATGCTTGAGCAAGCGGAAATTCGTTTTGAGATGTACGCCCGGGAGGAGCAAACTGACCTCAACTGGCGGCGCCTGACGAACCTCTATGTGCAAGTTGTTTTCTCACTTGTCGTTCTAGCGCAAGGTGAGGTTGTCGAGAAAGACACCGGTAATCCGTCCGGATCGGGAAATACGATTACAGATAACTCTATGATTCTGTTCCGATGCCTCGCCTATGCCTGGCTTGCACTTTGGCAAGAAAAGTACTTGACATTTGATCGGTACGTTTTCCAGGAGGAATTCCGTTACTCTTGCTTTATGGCTAACGTCAAAGGCAACATTATTGGCGATGACACTTTACTCAATATGTCGACTCACGCTTTAACTGTTTATCATGTTCGTGCAATTGTTAGAGTTATGTGGACTCTTTTTATTGTGATGAAGCCTGAGAACGACGAACCTGTGTCAGATTTCCAGCCACTCTCATACTGCTCCCACACGACGCGTAAGTACTTCGGTACCTTCGTCCCGGTGATGGAATTCTCCCGCGGCGTTGCTTCGCTCGGATGGAAAGGAGCAAGTTTATTGCATCAGGAGGGTCAAGATGTAGCTGGTCATGACGTTCATTATACTCTTCAACGCGCGTTGGATATTCGGCGCGAGGGTTTTTGGAACGATCAGCTTTTCGAGCTCGCTGACTCTTTTGTCCGTTGGATCCTGGACACCCATTCGGTTCTGCTATCTAAGCCCGCGGCCAGCGGACCAATTGCAGGAAAAACAGTGGAGCATATTCTCGCATCCTACCTTTCGGAGACGGCGATGATTTATCTCTACACCGGCAAGGAAACCGTTGAGAAGCAGACTGGGCAGGCTGGAGGCCTACAGCCTGAAAAGAGATGCGTGTTTGAAGCCATTCCAGTGACTTCATTACCTCCTCTTATGCACAAAAAATCATCCAAGAAGTTCTCACAGCGTATCCACGACGCCGTGATTGAGCCTCTTGAAGCAGGACTTGATAGTATAACACGGGCACCTGTTCGTGTAATCAATCAAGTAGCTGGAACCAAGCTCGACCCGCTCGGAACGGCCTTTCACAAGCACGTCTTTACCGAGATGAGTTCGAAGTCGAGCAAGAAAGCCTCATCGAAAGCAAAGCGCAAGCGCAAGCAAAAACGCGCGAGCGCGAAATCTCCCGCGGTAGTCGTCACAAAGCCGCAGCAGCGGCGCAAGAATTCTTCAAAAGGAAAGCGACGACGACAGCCAAAGAAACATGGCAAAGCGCCGCGCAGTCGGCCTACAACTGCTGGGCTTGGAGTTCGTTCGGCTCGCCCACGCAATTTGTACATGTCTACCAAAGCTGGCTTAACCATGAGGGGCGGAACTATATCAGGAGTGACTGAAATTACACCAGACTTGCAAGTTGACTTCTCGGTTGCAAAAGCGGGATACGTCCTTGCAGTTCTGCCGCTCAATGCGCTTGCCATAGCACCTGGCACTCGCCTGTCGGACTTCGCCGCACTTTACGACCAGTTCGTTTTCACCAAGGCTCAACTCATTCTCGAACCTGATGTGCCTTACACCGATTCGCTAATGATAGGCGGCGGCTTTGAGTCAGATTCGACGGATGCACTGCCTGCTGTAGGAGGCAACATCAACGTGAAGAAGTACATGGATCACTATAACTTCCACGCTGAGAGTCTGCTGAAGAGTACGCGTGCTGGAGCCCGCTTTCCGCGTAATGCATCCGCTGTGGCGAACAGCGGCAAAGGTCCACGAGGCGGTTATTTTTATAATCGTGTGCCAACGACAGCAGTTGAGATCAGCACTGTTCAGCAAGGCTGGCTCATTATTTTCGTCCACACAGCTGATCAAGGAAGCTTTGTGGGCCAAAATATGAGTTTGGGCCCTTTGCTTTTGAAATGGGAGCTCAAACTCAGGGAAGCATCTGAGAGGCAACAGTTTGAAGGGCAAGAGGACCT